TCTATTCCCAAAATCCCCCGTGCGAAAGTCATATTAGATGAAAACAAGGAGCCACCATTTTGATTAAAGCAACCCTAGTCGGGCTAACACAGCCCATGAATATTGAAGCAAAAACCGCAGAGGAGTTGATAGCATATGCTGCGAGAGTATCTAACCCATCTAACCAATCCAATCACAAGACTGCTAAGAGGCTGCTTGAATACTGCATTGAGCATAGGCACTGGTCAGTCTTCGAGATGGCAAACGCAGTGGTGGAAGTCGAGGCACCACGGGACATCACACGACAGTTATTACGACATCGATCCCTATCTTTTCAGGAGTTTTCACAAAGATACTCTGACGAAATCAAAACGACCCCAAGAAAATACCGAAGACAAGACCTCTCCAACAGACAACACTCAATAGACGATCTGGACATAGAGACAGCCTACCGTGCCGACGTCTTACAGCGACGTGTAGGCAGAGCCGCCATCGATGCCTACGATGAACTTCGCAGGTCAGGTGTCGCTAAGGAGTGTGCTAGGGTATTGCTTCCAGAGGGCCTAACGATGTCCCGCATGTACGTGAATGGTACGCTGCGATCTTGGATGCACTATCTTGAGGTGAGAGACGACAGCGCCACTCAGCTAGAGCATATGAACTTAGCCCAAGCCATACGCTCTGCCCTAGAGCCTGCCTTCCCTATTATTTTAGGGGTAGACATCGGGGACACAATAAATAAGAATGTACGCCCATTCACTACCGAAGAGAGGGGACGGGCAAAAGATAGAGCAGAAAAAAACACGGGCTGATACAAAATAACTCAGCCATTATCACCTTAGCGAACACTGGTAGGCTAAGTTGTTGATTTTAAGTAGTTTGGTTGCGGGAGTAGGATTTGAACCTACGACCTTCAGGTTATGAACAACTAACTAATGAATCAATAACTTAACTTACTGGTGCCGCTACTAGTCTCATAACTCAGTGTTAAATTTAGCACTTGACTGATTGGGAAATCACTGTATACTGTTTTAGCCGCCAGCGGGTAAAACCCCTATACTAACTACAGGCACTACTATGAATTACAAAGACCAAGTAACTGATGTGACCCTGCGGGGTAAGCAGACTGCCATCTCTAATAATGATAAGGTGTGTGACGAGTGTTGTAAGTGGCTACGGGAGGGTTGCTCAGTAGGCATATATTATTACACCTACCTACTTCATAACTTTCCCGTGTACTGGGACGAGAATGGCGACGAGTCCTGTAAGTTTGTGTACGTGTGTATGGACTGCTTTGATCCTAACGCTAAGTGCTACCCCCGCCCTGAATACGACGAGGAATAAGTATGGCTACCTCTTATGCAGACCAATGGAGCGTACTAAGCAGTATCATACTGCATGAGGGGGAGACCCGTACGCTAGACTGTCCCTTCTGTGGCGGTCATAGGAAGTTCTCTATCAGCAAGACAGAGGAGGGAGTGACGGTATGGAATTGCTACCGTGCCTCCTGCAATTCTAAGGGCAGTCGGGGCGGTAAGCGTACGGTGGCGTCTCTGCATAAGGCCCTAGAGAGGCGGCCCCTGACTACCGTAAACCATAGGGTGACCCCCCTGCCCCTAATAACCAAGAACATCCACAATGATCCTGACGCCCTCAAATACGTCACGGATAATAATTGCCTCGAGGCATATGAGAGGGACTACATCAACATAAGATATGCCCCCGCCGAGAAGCGTACCCTATTCTACAACGGTGAGGGTACGGGGTGCGTAGGACGTAGCATGGCGGGACACCGATCTAAGTGGTGGGCCTACGGCAATACCGACGGCGGTATTCATGTGGGCGAGGGCGATACGGCAGTATTGGTAGAAGATGTAGCCTCCGCCTGCTCCGTCTCTAGGCTCACTAATTATGTGGGCGTAGCACTTCTCGGCACTAGTATTACAGAACACATCAGGAACACCTTAAAAAGATATAATAAATTGTATATTGTGCTTGACAATGATGCATCTATGAAAGCTATAACATTAGCTAAGTCCATTACTGGGCCGGTTTTAGTACGCCTAACAAAGAGGGACTTGAAATATTTAACCTTAACTCAGCTACAGGAGTTAGTATTATGAAAGCCAGAGCAATAATAGTCGCAGACATTGCGGCAGACAGCTATAAAGAGATAGCCGAAATAGAAGCCACCATAGAGAGTGCCTTTGCTACAGTATTTAAGGCAGACCCACGAATTGTGTGGCACGGTATGGATGTTAAAGAGCGTAGGGGAGACATTCCTATTGATATGGCTAAAATGAAATGGCGTAGTAATTAATACACTATAACACTTAACTAACGTAGGCCCCGAGTTTTATTACTTGGGGCTTTTTTTGTTCTTGCAATGCCCCTACTAAGTGGCGTAAGATGCCACCCTATTGAGATACCTCGAAAGGGCAGTGCAAAATGCAAACATCACTACTTAAATCCCTGCTATCATCCGAGTTCTTTGCGGAGAACAGTGGCAGAGTAAAGACATCTATCTTCGACGAGGCGTACGTAAAAGTGTACGACACGATCAGAGACACCCATAGCAAATACAACCACGACCTCTCCTCTACTGACATTAGTGCGGTGTGGGCCGTAAACAATGCGTCCGCCACTCGTACTGAGCATGAGATCTTTCAGGACGCCCTAGCTCAGGTGGAGGCCGCTACACCAGTTAGCCTTGACGTAGCCAAGGACGTTATCAAGCAGCTATGGCAGCAAGAGATGTTCCGAGAGATAGCGCAGCTATCCCTGAACGCCTCCGAGGGCAGCCTCTCCGTAGTCCAGAAGATCTACGACGCCATAGAGCAGGTCAGGGACGGCATGGACGAGGAGGACGAGTTTGGTGACCCCGTTACTGATGACATCTTTGAGCTACTGGCTACGGCCTCTGACGAGGCTCGGTGGCAGTTTAACATAGACTCACTTAGCCGCTGCGTATACGGAATAGGACCCTCCGAGTTTGGTATAGTATTTGCCCGCCCCGAGACGGGTAAGTCGTCCTTCGCAATATCCCTCGCAGCGGCCCCCGACGGCTGGTGCCAGCAGGGTGCTAAGGTACTTATGTTGGGCAATGAGGAGTCCATGAAGCGTACCCGACTCCGTGCCATACAGGCGTGGAATGGGTGGACGGAGGACGAGGTAGCGGCAGACCCCCTCGCCGCCCTAGCCCGATGGGCCGCCATCAAGAGCCGCTTCATAATGAAGGACGTGCAGGAGTGGGACTTCTCTAAGGTGGATCGATACATAAAGCGACACGCCCCCGACATCGTTATAATAGACCAACTCGACAAGGTTAATATGGAGGGTACGTATAACTCCTCACACGAAAAGCTACGTGAATTATACCGCCGTGCGAGAGAGATGGCTAAGAGACATGAGTGCGCCCTGATAGCGGTATCGCAGGCCTCCGCCGACGCCGCCCACCGTACCCGCCTAGACTTTAGCATGATGGAAAACTCCAAGACAGGTAAGGCTGCCGAGGCGGACCTGATCATCGGCATAGGCAAACACGCCCAGACGGACGACGGGGAACCCGACACCATGCGGTTCCTAAACGTGTCGAAGAATAAGCTGTCGGGGTGGCACGGGGTCGTACCCTGCAACCTTACGAAGCAGGGGAGGTATGTAGTATGAGGGTACTAGTATTAGACCTAGAGACTACCGTGCAACGCTTCGACGGTAAGATAGACAACAGCCCCTTCAATCCTAATAACAAGTGCGTCAGCGCACACTACAAGTGGCTCGATGGGGGGGCCGTTACAAGCCTAGTATTCCATCACAGGGACCAACCTACCTCAGATTCAATACAGCCCCTCAGAGGGGCTCTCAGCGAGGCTGACGTGCTAGTGGCCCACAATGCTAAGTTCGACTGCATGTGGCTACGGGAGATGGGCCTGACGCTACCCCCGACCGTGCGCTGCACGATGATCAACGAGCATATACTATCCAAGGGCCAGCGGCGTCAGCTATCCCTGAAGGAGACTGCCAAGCGTCGCTACGTAAGTCTGAAGAAGTCAGACCTTATCGACGACCTGTTCAAGAGTGGGACGGGCTTTGAGGAGATGCCACTAGCTACGGTACTAGAGTACGCCGAGGCCGACGTAGTGTCTTGCGGGGAGGTCTATGAGTCACAGCTAGTAGAGTTGGCTAGGGGGGAGAACCAATCGCTAGATAACATCGTCGTACTGATGAATGAGATGCTATTCTTCCTGCTAGAGATTGAGTCTAATGGCGTACACGTTGACCTGCCCGCCTTAGAGGCCGTTAAGGTAGAACTAGAGAGGGAGCATAGCCAACTAACTAGGCGCCTTGTAGACATCACCGAGCAGGTAATGGGCGACACTCCTATTAATCTTAATAGTGGTGCAGATATGACACAGGTTATATATTCCCGTAAGGTAACCGACCGACCCGACCACATACGCATCTGGAACATTGGCGTAGACGCTCGGGGTAAGTCCCTCTACCCGCCCCGCATGAACAAGACGCAGTTTGCTGCGGCAGTGCGTACCACCACTAAGATAGTTAAGCGTACTGACGCCGTATGTTGCCCCGACTGCAATGGCCGTGGCACCATACAGAAGTACAAGGTGGTGACCCGACAGCGGTTGGGCAAGAAGTACAGAGTGCAGGGGGACCCCTACAAGAACCCCAGTAAGTGTAAGACCTGCGTGGGCAAGGGCGCACTGTACGTAGAGAACGGTAAGGTGGCGGGCCTACGGCTAAACCCCATTGGCCCTAGCTACGCATCCGTCAATGGCTTTAAGACAGACAAGCACACTATTAAGTTTCTAGTGTCGCAGGCCACCGATAAGGGTAACGACCTAGCGGTAGAGTTCCTTACTAAACTCACCCGCCTGAACGCCCTGAGTACCTACCTCGACAGCTTTGTTAAGGGCATCCAGACTTGGACACGCCACGATAACATCCTGCACAGTAACTTTAACCAGTGCATCACAGCCACGGGCCGCCTGTCCTCCTCTAACCCTAACTTCCAAAACCAGCCTAAGAGGGGCTTCCCAGTTAGGGCGGCGGTCACTAGTCGGTTTGATGGGGGTCAGATCCTAGAGGCAGACTTCAGTGGTCTGGAGTTCCGTGTGGCGGGGGAACTGTCTCGGGACCCGCAGATCATCATGGACATTAAGAGTGGCACTGACATCCACTCACAGACGGCATCTATTATTAACAGGTGTAGCGTAGAGTCTGTCAGCAAGGACATGCGGCAGGCCGCTAAGGCCTACACCTTCGCCCCACTCTATGGTGGGATGGGGGCGGGAGAACCCCACCACGTACAAAACTACTTCAAGCAGTTCTTTGAGATCTACAAGGGTCTGGGCGGATACCAGAAGCGTCTGATGGACGGCGTTATCCGAAACGGGATTGTCCAGACGCCCTCGGGCCGTCAATACTTTTGGCCGGGGGCCAAGAGACTGAGCAGCGGGCGTTGTACTAATGCCACACAAGTAGTGAACTACCCCGTTCAGGGGTTTGCTACGGGGGACCTAGTGCCTCTGGCCTGCATCCGTGCGCAGCGTCTATTCCGAGAGGCTAAAGTTAAGTCTCTCTTAATACTTACGGTGCATGATAGCATAGTTGTGGACTGTTTTCCTGACGAACAGGACACCGTGTGCCGTCTCTTAAGTGAGGCCATGGTAGGAATAACTAGTGAGGCCCACACTCGGTGGGGCTACGACTCCGTACTTCCCTTAGACATAGAGATAAGTGGCGGTACTAATTGGTTAGATCAACATCAATTAAGTGTTGACTACGCCACCTAGCAATGCCATAATGTCCACCTAAATATAGGCAAGGATTATTGCATGACAAATATAGTTACTACTGACGGCTTCGATCTATCCGCCCTAGCATCTGAAATGGGTGCTAAGGCGGATACTAAAAAGGCAGGCATATTGCCCGTCTTAAAGAATAACCGCCGTCTTAAAGACAAGGATAAAAAGAGCCTGCCGATGGGTGCATTTTACCTATCGGGTGTGGACGGTCCCGAGGCATACGTCGCCAGTGAGGCAAGCAAGCCAGCGGTTAAGTTCCGCCCGCTATCTCATCACTTCCAGTACAATCACTACGACGCCGACGAAGAGAAATTCGTTAGCTGGTCTAGGCAGATTGCTAACTTCTCTGAGGAGGCCCGCTCTACTAATGGTCTACTGCGCTGCGGTAAGCCTAATGGTCAGGGCATGGCTCAACTCTCTAAGGAGGAGAAGGCTAAGTGGAGGGCAGTTAAGAACACTCGCCTGATACGTGGTCTGGTTAGCTACGAGGGTACTACGGTGGACGGTGAGAAGATCGTCTATAAAAATGAGCCGTGCCTCGTTAAACTTACGGGCCAGAACAACTTCGCCTCTACGGCTAAGGGTATCTACGCCCGCTTCGATGCTCAATTCCGTGACATCATACCTCACGGCTACGAGATGTGGAACTACGAGTTAGATGTGACCTCCGAGGACCACGCATCGGACGACGGCAGTATCTTCTGGTACACTATGGAGTGGGGATTTAACCCCAAGGAGCCTCTGGCAGTTACTCAGGAGATCTACGATAGCATTGTAGCGGTAGCCGAGATGATACGGGCCGAGAATGCCGAGGTAGACGCCCTGTACAGCAAGGCTCTCATGGAAAAGGCAAGTATGGATTCGCCCGACGTACAGGCGGCCCTAGAGGCTTTGGGTGATGACCTCGAAGCAGACTTCGAAGCAGCCTGATGCTTGAGGTATCGATCAAACACGCCCTCGAGTGCCTTAGTAATAATGAGATTGATAGTCTCAATATCAACGAGGCAGATCTCGAGGCGTGGATCGACGAAGCTGGAGAGGGGTTCAAGGCCTCTCTTCGGCGTCAGCTTACTAGGAAGACCGAGGCCCCCCGCTTACGCATGAGCAACATCGGTCGTCCTACGTGTCAATTACAGATGGCTATGAGTGGCGAGAGGGAGGTTAGGAAGCCCTATAATTTTATAGTGAGAATGATCCACGGTGACGTAATAGAGTCAGTCCTAGAGGTGCTACTTAAGATAGCCAAGACTAACATCACCGCAATGAAATCCAAGGGCGAGCTTACCATATCCGACACCCCTATCAGGGGCGAGGACGATCTTCACATAGACGATAGGGTCTGGGACATTAAGTCCTGCTCCCCGTGGGCGTTCATTAACAAGTGGTCTAAGGGCTACTCCGCTCTAAGGGAGGGCGACAGCTTTGGGTACTTGGGTCAGCTATACGGCTACTCTGAGGCGCAGGGCAAGGAACCCGGTGGTTGGGTAGTTGTAGATAAATCCAGTGGCGAGATAGCCGTAGTGGACGCCGAGATGGACGACGCCGAGAAGGCCCGTCTTAAGGCTGACATAACTACTACAGTTAAAGCCATTGAGGACGATCTACCATTTAAGCGGTGCTTTGAGCCGATAGATGACAAGTTTGGTAAGAACCTTACGGGCCTCAAGCGTCTGGGTACGGAGTGTGGCTTTTGCGACTACGTCAATAAGTGTTGGCCCGAAGCAAAATACCAGCCCCACCCCCACAGCAAGGCCGCCAAGCCGCCTCACTACTGGTTCGTAGAATGAAGCCCTCGTCTGCAAAGGCCAAGGGCCGTACCTTTCAGCAATGGGTCAGGGACAGGATACTAGCTACCTTCCCCGCCCTAGAGCTAGATGATGTGCGGTCTACGTCGATGGGGGCGGGCGGCGAGGATCTACAGCTATCGCCAGCGGCTCGTCGGGACTTTCCCTACAGTGTGGAGTGCAAGGCTAACAAGTCCTTTGCCGTCTACAAAATCATGGAACAGGCCACGGCCAATGCTCCTGACGGGTCTGAACCGATAGCCTTTATTAAGGGTGACAGGCGGAAGCCACTGGCTGTCATCGATGCCACCGCATTCTTTAACCTAATTAGGAAAAAC